GATAGTTATCAAAACTCTCTTTATTGTCTGATCTAGGAGCATAACGTGATGTAAGACCACGCAAGGTGTTGATGTCATACTTATCGCTATATGTACCCAAGAGTCTAGCAAGAGCGCGTAAGCCCTCATCCTCAGTGCCGAAGGTGGCATAACCACCACCCTCACCTGACTCTCCATAAAAACCTGCGCCGGGACGTATGTTGCCGGGATTGTTCTGACGCAAGCCAAGGGGAATCCCGTTAGCAGCTTTTATCACACCGCCCTCATTATATGCTATAGCTCCACCCTTGCCACCTCTTCTAAACAAGGACGCTCTATCTCCAGCACTTCTTAAAGGTGATGGGCCTATGTATCCGCGCATGTCGTTAAATGGCTGAAAAGGTCGCATTCTCATAAAACCCGAATCCGGCGCGATAGATTGTGCGATGCGATGACCTTGCATATCAACTGGTAAAGGCGATGTAGAATTTGGGCCTCCTAAATCAACGCCAAACTTTTCTTCAGCCATACCCTCGACCTCATCAAGGAACGGATCTACACCCTCTGACACTTTGCCAGAGAGTTCCTGACCAAACTGAGCCAAGCCACCAGAGCGCATAGCTTGAGGCATTGTTGAGCCAACTGCATTTTGTACCATGGTACTTTTTGGTGCCATTGCCTCAGACATACCCATAATGCCGCCTTGAGGCACACCAGCAGCAGCTACGGCCTCTTCTGCAACAGTAGGCTCCTGCGCTGCTTGACGCCTTGACAGGTCATCCCTGACCCTTTTGCGCCTTTTAATTTCACCAAGAACAAGAAACTGTGGCGCAGAACCTGTAGGGGCTTGCATCTCTGATACTAGCTGTTGCTCTGAGAAGTTTTTTAACTGATCTTGGACATCGATTATATTCATTAGCCGCCAAGCCCCTTATAAAGACCAAGTGCAGATATGCCTGTCCCAAGAAGTTGCTGGATGGGATTGTAAGCCTGCATTGATGTTGTTTCTGTAGAGGGTTGTATTGGAACACCCCTCAAAATAGATGAAAGGAACTGCAACTGTTCTTTTGGCATGTCTCGTTGACGAATAAAGTCTTGATATGCCAGATCTAGGCCAGCCTGATCTCTTGCAGTTTCATCTTTTCCTATTTGCTCAAGTAATTGTGCCGCTTGTACGTCACCATCTCTTGCTTGCTGCCCCAGCTTAGCTAGATTCAAACCAAGGCCAGCGGCTGACTCTGCTGCGCCAAGGCCAAGTTTTTCTGCCTCCATGCGTTCACTAGCAGTCATCTGCTGTTCTCTGAGCATCTGCTCTTGTACCCTTGCGGCCTCTCCTGCTCTGGCTGTATCAAAGCCCATCAACGCATCTCGTTGCCTCTCTCTAGCGCCTCTGTCTCTTTCAAACTGTTGTTGTGCCTGTTGAAATGCTTGCTGTTGCCCCGAAGCCTGTATTTCTGAGAGTTGCCTTCCAAGCGCCTCCTGCGCCATCCCTTCTTGAACCGCTTGACGACTGCCGCCAAATGCTCCCGCTTGCACGGCTTGTGATGCCCTGCCCGCCCCTTGTCTCTGTGCGTCAAGAATAGCCCTCTCTTTTTGAACATCGACCACTTGTTGCATGTATGGGTCCATATACTGCTTTGCAGCATCTAAGCCAAAAGCCTGAGATGTATCTTGAAGTGGAGAAAACCCAAACTTTTCTGCTGTAGATTGATATTGATACGGATTAAAGTCTTGGGACTGCATAGCCCGTTGTGCTGCGGCTGTAGAAATTGCAGAGGCTTGCGGAATGCCAGCAATGCCAGACCCAGCTATATCTCTAACCTTGCCCCTAGAATCCAGAACATCGCCTGATGTATCTGCTATTCTTTGACCCTGATAAGCCTCGTAATCACGTTTTGACTCACCCTCTGTTCTGTCAAGAAGGCGCTCAAAATAAGGCTGTACATATCTTGGCAAATTAGACTGAACAACAGTCTGATCTGATGGCACTGATGATTTACCCTTACCCATTACCTAACTCCATCCTGTAAGCTATATATTCTGGGTTCCACCCATATTTTTTAAGTATTTTGCCCCACGCTTTTCTTCCATATCCTTCTAAGTGCATACAGTCACACTCTTTGGCGTACTTCTGTAACGTGTTGAGGACTAGGGGTAGCCATTGATTCATCTTGCTTCCTCCAACCCAATCTAAAGCCATGGCCCTTCTGCCGGGATATTCTATAACTCTGCTTGTTATAGCAGCCACAACGTCACTTTCTTCTAAAACCAGCCACAATACTAGACTACCTTCTTTTAGTTCTGCCCTTATATCTTCTGGCTTGAACTTACCCTTAGATGTCTCAACAGACTTGTCTAAAACATCTTTGGCCTTACTCCAAACAATATCCACACCCTCTAAAGGAACAGCAGTTATAATCATGCTGGTAACATCATACTTTGAGGGACTTGTTCTGGCTGTTCGCTCTTGCCAGTTCTCATCTGCCTTACTCTGTCCATCATTTCATAGAGGGAATCCGCGCCCGCGTCAGTCGAGCCGTTGCCAATGCCACTAACAACATCTGCTGGAACAATAAACTCACCGTCTGATAAGACAACATCTTGCTCACCTTCAAGGGTTGCTGGGATCATATCATCCATCCCATCACCAATGCCCCCTACCATGCCCTCTGACACTTCTGAGTTATCATCAAACTGACCGCTTCTGACACGCTCTACAAGGTCTTTTAAAGCGTCTTCACCGTATGTAGAGACAAACATAGCTAAAGATCTCTCTGGCTCTGTGTCTGTGCCTTTGATAGCATCTACGGCGTTGTTTATAATTTCTTTGTCATTCGGCTTTGATACTTCGCCACCCTCTTGGAATGGCTGAAAATATTTAAACTCTGGATCGATGCCCGGTCTGTAGTTCGGGTCCATCTCTCTCATGCGTCTTTTAGCAGCTTCTGCCTCTGGAATATCAGAGTAGTCACGACTAGGCATAGCTACACCTTGAGGCTTCATAGCCTCTAATGCTCCTGTTGTGCCAAGCGCACTGAGTGCATACGGATTAGTTGCAGCTTGCTTTATGCCTTCTAAACCCGTTGCCTGAACAGTTGCCCCGGCTGGTGAGGAGAAAAAATTACCTGCTGCTGGCGCTGTGGTAGTCGGTAGCATGGCACCAGAAACATCCGCTGTTGGCCCAAGAGAAGCAGTACCCTCCGCTCCAGCGGCTCCAGCACCACTGCCAAACATGCTACCTAGAGCCTTACCCCCAAAATAAGACATGAGGCCAGTTCCTACAGCCGTTTCAAGATCATCGCCCTGAGCTAGAGAGCCAATACCAGAGCCAAGGGCGCTAGCTAATAGTACGTTTCCACCCAACATGCCAGCACCAGCTAGACCAGAACCAGCTAATCCTAATATCAATGGTAAAGCCATAAACTACTCCTTTGAGGCGGCTAACGCCCTCATTCTGTCAACTAATCTTCTAGCACGATTCGGGACTTGCGTATACCATCTCGAATCGACCATCTCGTCTGCTGCTGCATCAAACAGCCTAGCATCCACCTCTCTTTTCATACCCACAAATTTAGAAAGACGCGGCCTGCCCATATTAAACATCATATTTGCGATTATATGTTGGCATTCTTCTGGTAAATCATCAAAGTCTGAATACAACTCTTTGCATTCATCAACAGTAACCGCCATATCAAGGGCAAATACTTTCTGCACCCTTTCTTGTTCGATCACTGTGCCAACAGGCTTGCCGTATTCTTCATCGTTTTTAGTAATTAAATGACCGATTCCGAAAGTTGGTAGGTGAAGATGATCTAAATATATTTCGTACTTGCATCCCTCATCTTCTGCAATCTCTGTTCTCAACTTGTCTATGTTCATTTGGGCGCTCCTGAAAGTGCAGCTTTTATGTTGTCAAGGAAGGTGCCTTTTCTATTGCTTGCTTCATACTCTGTCCTGCCTTCAGCGGCTGTGGGTATTCCACCGGGCAAGCTGTCAGCCTCGATCATTTTCTTCTGTTCTTGAGGCAACATTCTAATCAGAAGGCCCAAACCAGCAGGCGTCATTTCTGCTAGGCTTCTAGAATAGCTTTTTGGAACAGGAACATTTACAACATCACCTAAAAATGTTGTTGGGGAGCTTCCAAACGAGTCTAAACCATATCTAACCTCGCCAGTTTCAGTGTTCCCGCCCACTGTGTCGCCGAATATGTTGTATTCTGCAAATGGATTACGATACCTGTCATAAGCCAAATTCATGATATCCCCCCTCTGTTGTTCAGAGAAGATGCCGGAGTAATCAACATTAGACGGGTCTGCACCCAAGAACGAAGCGCCATATGGATTTGTAAGGGTTATATTGTTCTGATTAAAAAAGTCTTGCTTGCTCAGTATATCAGCTATACCACCATTAGCACCCTGCTGGCCCATGGTTGGAGCAACAGCGCCAAGCGGCTGACTAGCCATAACTTGTGAGCTTATTGCTGACTGATCTATTCCTTGAGCGGCGGCACCAGTATTAGAGGCACTAAATCCACCATCATAATCTTCTCTAGCCATTACCTTTTCCCAAAAAACTTGGTCGCTGACCTTACGGCAAATGATGCGCTCACGATTACTCCCAACGTATACTGGTAGTAATCAGGCATAACCTCTAAAGCAGCAAAGCCCTCCGCAACAATGTTTCTACCCCAATCACCACAGAAGGCCAATATAAGCGGGATTGAGAACAAAATTGTAAGCCATTCGTCTTTCCAAGAGCTTTGACTGCCTTTCGCCATCAACCGCTCCCAATCTGCGGTAGATGTCGCTGCTGAAACCATAACTTGCGCCTCTGCCTCTGCCTTTGCTTTGGCAACAGCAGACTTACCTCGTTGCTCCTCTGTCTTTTTATCCATCCAAGAGCTAACTAGCCCTGATATTGGTCCTATTAAAGCCTGTATCATTTTTTACTCATCCAAGCTGTTGTGCCCATATAAGCCCCGACTATACCAGCCCCGCTAATATAAAATAAATTGCTTATGTTTGATAATGCCTCAATTTTTTCAACTGGCATAGCAAACATTATTACTGTAAATATCCCCATTCCTACCAACGTGTACCTAGCCATTCTAAGCTGAGCTAAACTTTTTCGCAAATCACGCTCTGTTTCTCGTATTTCTTTGGCGTGTTCAAGTTCCTCATCAGTAATCTCACCATCTCCGTCTAGGTCATACTTCGCGTATTCAGTGTCATTTTGAAACTTTTTTTCTGCCATGGCATCAATCCATATTTGTACTATGATACAATTTTAACAGTTCCACTATCGTTATATAAAGCTCCAGACCCCAAGCCGCTCGCGCTGGTTGGTAAATTTGTGAGAGTTATTTTTGTTCCCCGCATCTCGCCGGGGTTTCTTTCTTGAGTTATAAACAACTCAAGCGCCCTAATAAGATCCTGCATATACTGTACAGAATACTCATTAGGTGCTTCTGGGAGTCGTGGTGGTGCTATCTCATTTGACGACATTACCTTCTACCATCCTGAATCATATCAATCCTTGGGCTTCCAAGTTTCCATTTTGCCCCTGCTGCCGAAGACTCAACACGAAGCACAAATGACCTGCCCCTTGTCCTTAAAAATAACTGATCTGTATAAAGCTCTACTGGGGACGATGAAGTTCTTGTTGTCACCCCAGACTCTGTATTTACAAAGCTCGCACCCGGAAAGTTCCTAGACTTTATTGTAAAAGTAGCTTGAGGAGAAGTTAAATCGGTAGAACCAGTAAACGTAAGATCAGGTATGACTCGTTTGATGTATGTAAACCTGTCTCCATCACCCATATCCATAGCGGCAGACTCAATATAAGATGACATCGATGATCCATCATCATCGTACCCAAACTCATGATTATATAAATACTGATCGCCAGCAGCTATCGGATAAATTCTTGTGCCTCTGTCAAGCCAAGCTGTTCTAGACATTGTGCCAAAATACCAAATATTTTGACCGTAATTATAGACTACATACTTATCATTATCAGAGCTTGATGCAGAAGGATAAAACCAAAAGACTTCAGAAAACTCAGAATTTACTCCAGATACAACCTTTTGATTTTGAGAAAGGTTAAAATCCTGAAAGATTTTATCTTTTACAGTGCATTCTAGCTGTTCTGTCTGACCAGCATATCTGTAGAAATTATCTATTCCCATCCAGTAGACAACATCTTCTGTTGCCGCTGCCGCATTTGGACCCATTATAGTTATGTTTGATGAAAGTTGCTGTAGACCAAATGTAAATGGCGGTCCTATAAACCTCATAGAAAATAACGATGTGTCAGTCCATATTAGAACTTCTCTTTTTGTTTCTACTGCCTGCATAAACGTAGAGCCAGAGCCTAGTCTTAAACTGCCAGCGGTGTTTGTTGAAGTTGGGAAGTAGTCTATAGGGTTCTCTTGATCAGAAAATCTTATTAAAAGTGGGTCTTGGGTGCCATTGCCTTGAGTCGCAGATGAGTTTGCACCTATATCATCACAGCCAAAGACCAAAACATGCCTATCCTGATCTGATACAAGAACTTGCTTAGCAATTGTAGGAACGCTAGTTTTTGTCCCAGATAACGTCGAAAGTTCTATTGCTCTAGTAGAAAGATTATTTGTTCTGTCCCAATAGAATATACCAGCATCTCTTGGATTAATTATGAGGTCTTCACCAAAGTTGTCGTGCGACCACAATCGTATTTCTGTCGTGGTCGTAAGGCCATTTGGTTCAGCAGATCCCCAGCCGCCCCGACCCCATGTACCCGCTCCCCACCCAGTACCGCCAACAACACTGTCAAGCCCGACATTAATCTGATAAGTGCCGACAGTGCTACCACCACCATTACCCGTATCTGAAGAATTTGCTGCACTGGCTAGTGTCACCTTGTAATTATTAGCATCCACGATATTAACTATCTGATACTCTGCATTTAACACTGTAGCTGTAACTGTGCCGCCCAAAGAAGCCGCTCCAGAGAATGTAACAAAATCATTCTCAAATGCGCCATGAGAAGCGTCAGTTACGGTTAAAACCGTGCTTCCATTAGACGCGGAGAATGTTACATCTCCAGCACTTGTTGCAAGCCTTATAGGAGTTACGTCAGAAAGCGCCTGACCTTCTTCTATATAATACTTAAGGTGAGTGCCTATGCCTAAATAGTTAGAGCCGTCTAATGCTATCCAATTATGCAAAGCTCTAGCAGAACCAAGATATGTAGAAGAGCTATACTTCTCCCATCCACCTATTTTCTCTGGGTATCCAAGCCTAAATCTAATTTTATCACAATCGCGCCAACCACCTTCATTACTATAAGATGTAATGTCCTGATTAATGCCCGGATTAAATTGTATTTTTTGTAATGGCATTAAAAAACCCTGTCCTTGAGTATTTCCGTGTGTAACTTGTTAGATTGATTCCTGCTGTTATGTTTTGATGATGTAATTTAGGATCAATGTAGGTTGTACGTTATTGTGTGCGCTTCCACTACCCGCCGAACCAGAGGTTCCAGTAAAGCTGGCTGTAGAGCCAGAGTTTATAACTTTAGATGCTCCAAACACACCGCCAGAGGTTCCTGCGTCAGCAGGAAGAGTTACATTTGATGTGTGCGTATGTGCGGCTAGTTGCGCTGTGGTAAGTGTGTGTGTTTCCACACCACCAGAGGCACCAAGCGTGTCTCCGTTTACACCACCCGACTGATTTGTAAGGCGGTCAGCGGAAGAGCCACCCATATCGTCTTGACCAGCAATTGTGCGACCACGTAGGTCAGGCAAGTTGAAAGTAGTAGAGCCATTACCTGTACCGTAGGTAGTACCAATGGCACTAAACAGGTCAGCATAAGTGGACCTAGATACAGCCTGTCCATAGGTCAGCAACCAGCCTGTAGGGGCCGAGCTACCAGCGTGTGGCATGAGCATACCAGAGACGAACCCGCTGCTTACAGCCCCTGTAGCAAGCTTAGCGGATGTAATGGCACCATCAGCAATTGAAGCTGTAACGACAGCATTATCGGCAATTGAGGCTGTGACGACAGCATCGTCAGCAATTGCGGCTGTAACGACAGCATCATTAGCTAATTTATCTGCGGTTATATTCGCATCTGTAATTTTAGCTGTAGTCACGGAGTTTGTGGCAAGTGCCGCTGTATCCACAGCGTTGTCAGCTAACTCTGAAGCACCCACTGCGTCAGCAGCTATCTGAGTAGCGGTTATCGTATTATTGGCAATGTTCCCAGCAACAATTGTTGTATCTGCTATTTTTGCAGAAGTGACTGCATCATCCGCAATATCGGCAGTGGCAATCGTGCCGTCTACGATTTTAGCTGTTGTAATTGAGCTATCAGCCATGTCAGCAGTAGCAATCGTTCCGTCAGCTATCTTAGCAGAGGTAATGGCACCGTCATTTATTTGTGAGGTGTTTAAAGTAACAGTTGTAACTGCTGCTCCAGAACCCGCACCATCAGCAAAAATCCACGCTATATCACCATTTGCAATACTAGCATTTGCACCGCTACCTTGCGTAAACGTAGCAGTTTGTCCAGAACCATTTTTAACTAGGTAAACCTTGTCCTGATCATTTGGGTTTATGGTAATTGTGTTTGTACCGCTAGGCGAACCACCCAGAACAAGGACTTTAAATCCTCCATCAGACAAAGCCCCGTCAGATGTTGTAAGCGTGTGGGTTGTGCCAGACAACGTAATCGCACCAACGCCGTTAATAGCGCGGTCAATAATGTCAAAGTTTGTATTTGTAGTCGAACCCCAAGTACCCGATTGCTCTCCGGTTGAGGGTTTTTCTATGCCAATATTAGATGTATATGTACTAGCCATTTAGACCACCTTTTCCGCCCACTGCTCGATTGTACCACTAGCATTGATTTCTGTCCATGAATCGCCAGTATGTGTTAATTGAGTCCATGTTTCCGCACCAGATGGAACAATTTCCGTCCACAATATACGACCATCTGCGGTCATTATAAATGATGCACTCATTTCTGCCACACCAAGTCTAATTAATCCACCTATAACAGACTGAGTAAATAATGCCTCTATATCTACAGATGTACTAAATACTATAGATGGAGCGACAGACTGGGTAAAATTAAAGTCCTGTGTAATCACACCTGATGCAATGTTAATAGCCGCTGATGACTGAGTAAAGTTAAAGCTCATCTCCGCTATGCCCGATGCAATCAACGAGACATCTGCCGATTGCGTAAAGCTAGCAATCTGTGTTGACACGCCACTTGCGACTAGCGCAGCGGTTGAAGACTGGACAAACACAGACTCAAGCTCTACTGATGTTGTCCTTATACTAAAAGCATCAGTGCTTTGAATAAAGCTAGCAATCTGTGTAGAGGTATTACTAGCTATAAACATCGCGTTGGTAGACTGCGTAAAGTTGGCCGACGCATCTATAACACCGGACATTATACCAGATGCCACGGACGCCTTACTGGACGTACCGATCATCTCAGCTACGCCGAACTCTATAATTCCTTGCGCGGCTAATGCTCTTTCAGATAATGCCAGTTCACCAAACATCAGTCAGCATCGGCTATAGTCAAATCGCCAGCAGCTACCTGACGCATGATTTCTGCGTAGTGACGGTTACCCTGCGATAATGGTACAAACACCTCATTACCATCAATGTTTGCTACTATAGTTCCGTTGTTGCCATCCATATCTGCAATGTATTGGGCATTACTAATTTGCATCATTATAACTCCGCATCCATTTTGATTATTCCAGCATTATTATCTGAGTCAGAACCTGACAGCATTGTTGCATTGCCAGCAGCCAATCCACTACCAACGGTCGTTATTATTCTAAATCCACCGTGCGAAGCGGCGTTAGTCGCGGCAATAGTCATATTTGTAGTATCTGGGATGCCAGACACAGCCGCATTAAACACCCTAAAATGTGTTTGGTCTGAAACTGAACAGGTAGGGTCATCACGCACTGGCACAATAAATGGAATGAAAAATTGTGCTAGTGTGCTTGATGTACATTGACCAGTACAAAGAGTATTTGAAAGTTCTCCACCAATCTGCTGATAATATCGCATACAAGCCAAAAGTTCATCGCCAAAGCTGCGGTGTTCAAAAGGCGTGGCTACATCTCCGATTTCCATCTGGATGCCAGTGATAAACAACTCGTTGTCCGTGCTTGAGAAGAATGAGTCTATGCCAGATGCTCTTGTGTTGGTAACAGTGCTTGCCCAAGTGTTTGCTGTGTAAGAACCGCCTGAGTAAGTAGAGCCAGCATGAAGCCAAAAACCAAGAATAGAACTTAACGCATTATCATCATCAAAAGCACCCGTAGTATCGCCGGGAAAAACAATACTAAATCTTTGCCATGAACTACTTACTGTAAACTGCTGTCTAATGCTTCTTGTATTATCTTGGTCTGTAAGTTCACACATATATTTTTTAGCTGTTCCTTTTGCGTAAAAAGAAACGGTTACAGACTTTGCACTGCTTGTACCTTTGGCAAGACTTTGTAAGTTCTGCCCTTCAAAACGAGTAGCTAGAACCAGTATTTCACCCGCCGCAATAGATGTATCTGCGGTGGTGCAGTCAAGTTTTATTGCGTTAGCAAATCCCGGCAAGTCTGTAATCGTTGCTTGAGATTGCGTGTGCCTACCTGCTGTATCTGACGTTGCGGTTGTTCTAAAACGGTCTGCAGTAAAGTATCCAGAAGAAGTGGTGACAGCGGCTGATGTAGCCCGTTGTGCCACCTGCATCGCACCATTAATTATAAGGTTCCTGTTTGACAACGCCGTCTGCGAACCAATCAGTGCGGCTAGTTCTGCGGCTTTACTCATGCTAGGTCTCCGTGTAACTGAAAGTTCCTATTGCTATCTACTAACGAGTTACTGCTATTTCTAGTAATAGTTCTTGCTCTAGCGGTAGTGTCAGTTTTATTTAGTACTCCTAAATCTGAACTTGATGATGTATTACTTCCACCACAAGAACAGTTTGTTGACGCTGTGCTACTTGTGTAGTTTATATAAGCATCGCCTGTTTGTGTGTCTGTAAAACTAGCAACATTCAGCGAATCTGCAGCGGCAGGTGTGCCACCAGAATATACTAATGGACACCAAGACTTCGCACTACCACCCGCCACAAAACTAGTAGCAATGCTGTTGTTACCAGAGGCATCCTTTAATGTGTTTACTCTAAGTTCGCTTGCCATTATGCGAGGTCTCCTAATAATGCAGAATGTGTAATAGAGTCTGTTAATGTTCCTGCGTTATTTCGGGACACAAGTCTATATGTTCCTGTTGCATGGCTATCTGCGATAAGAATACAAGTTGAATCTATAGAGGTGGCTAAACTAGAGTAATTTGCATTTGCCATATCATTAGCAATAGTCAGTGTTTGCAAGGCAGTTCCACCGTCAGAAAGACTTGTAATATTAAAACTGTCGGTAATTGATGTTCCGTCTGCTGAACATTTTGCCCAAACCTTCGCCAAACCCTGTTGCAGATTAGTCGTGGTTGAGTTGCCTTCACCTGTCACGCTAATAGAACCAGCCGTGGTTACTCCTGTGATTGTATCTACTTTGAGTTGACTAGCCATTATGCGAGGTCTCCGTGTACGGCAGACTGATTAAACTCCGCATCCCTACGTGAGTTGTTACTGCTCAAACTGTTGACGTGGTCATAGCTAGAAGTGGCATCTGGGCGTGTGTTACTCACATCACCGCCGATAGTGCCTGTGTCAAAAGCGGCAGAGGAAACAGACGAGTAATTTGTGTTCGCCATAGCTGATGTAAAGTTTACTTGATAGCCACCAGTAGCCTCATCTGTAAGTGTAGACACGTTTGTGCTTCCCTTGATGGCTACTGTTCCTGTGCCATTGAAACTGATAAAGGACTTCGCCGCACTCTGCTTAGTCAGTGCAACAGGTGACGTACCGTTCTTTGCCGCAATGCTATCTACATTCAATACACTGGTCATACGATACTCCAATATCCGTTAACAGTGACTGTGGCATTGTCCTGCGTAATCGGACCCGCACTTACGCCATTCTCATCTGCATCAATAGTAACGTCTGCCGTTATGCTTTGACCATTCAAGCGGATAATGCTGTTGTTACCTTTGAATGGGTAGCGTGTGTCACTCTCTGTCACTGTGTAGCTGTTTGCTACAGAGAATACATCGTAGGCTATCATCTCGACTACATCGTTCAGTGATGCACCTGTGACCAGCACGACTGTTGTACCTGTAGTGGCAGTGTAGTCTGTCCCGGGTTTAAGTAGTACACCATTCTGATACACATCAAGATACACACCGTCCTGATAGGAAAGCACCTTAGAGTCAGCATCACTACCAGAGAAGCTAGTCTGCCCTGCCGTGGCCTGATATACGAAACGGTTACGTACACCGAACTCTGGGGATTTACCTATGTAGGGCATTATGCGTTCTCCAATGTTGTAATACGTGCTTCTAATTCGAGTATGGTTTTACAAAGCAATGGGACGATTTTGGACTGGTCTATTCCTTGTGGGTTAATTTGTGGCTCAGTTTTTACATCGCCCACTTTTTTACCATCTGGTATTTCATCGCCATCAACATAAAGAACTGCATCGGTCATTGCGTCTTTAGTGCCAGTGACAGCCTCTGGTACAACGGTCTGCGCTTCATGCGCTAAGAAGCCATCGACAGGGACAGCATCATCGCCATCTGCAATCCACTCAAACCTAACTGGCTTTAATTGCTTTAGGCGTGTAGTTGCATCCCAGTCGTATGAAACATTGGTTTTTAAACGATAGTCAGATGAGGTGTTGTAGGCTGTGTTACTGCCAGTTACAGAAATGGTTCCTACTGTGTTTCCTGCTTGTCGAAAAGAAATAATCGTACCGTTATTGCCCATTCTGTTTAAAAGCATCGGGGTGTCTTGAAAAGAAGCAATACTTAAAAAAAGGCCAGCATANTNCATACTNGCNTTATTTGCGGCATTGGAATTGCGACCATCANCANNANANCCAACATTTGAAACAGACCAGNNACCGNCACTCGCAATACGCATCCGTTCAGCCGCCGCATCAGTGCTAGCTGGATTAATAAAAAACCGCATCGCCATTGTTGCTCCAGCCGGATTATTTCCAATCGCTACAATATCTGCGGCTCGTGCGCCTGAATCATCATTATAGCGAAATGTAATACCTTCACCGTTATTCGTGTGAGAATAAGTTGGTGTTGCGCCGCCTGTGCTTTTAATTTTTACAGCACCAACCGCATCAATACGGATACGTTCAGAATCAGCAGTACCAAGTGTTAGCGGCACAGAGCCTGTGGTTTGCAAAGCCCCAACACTGTCAGTGTGTTGCATGACCAAGCGACCAGCCGCACCATCACTGGTTCTTGCAACTGATAGCAAACAGTTTGCACCAGATTTTTCAATGTGTACTCTATCTGCAATACTAGTGGATTTTCCAATGCCCACATTCTCTGACGAATTAATGGTAATAGCTGTAGCATTACTAGAATTAGAAATTCCAGTTACACCTTCTTTTCCTACTTTAGTTAACGCCACAGTCTATCTCCCTTATGCGTATGGGCTATCGCCAAGTACAGCCGTATCCCAAGCTGCCTTTAGTTTAGCTATTGTGTCAGCACTGCCAATTGCAGAAGCGGCTGGTGCATCACGCAACTTGCCCTTCTTGGTTACTGATGCTGC